CCTGTTTGGCAAATTGTTTAAAGCTGGTTCTATTGAAGAGGCAGCTCTCGCTGCTTATGCAGCCAAGAAGAAACTTGAGGAACAAAGGTACGAACTCAAGATGTTTCTAAACTTAACTCATGGGCCACAAGCCTATGATGAGCTTTTGCAGATGGAAGGTCAAATAAGGAAAGACCGTCAAAGAACAGTTTACAAACAACAGCAATTACGAAGACAAGTAGGTGAAGGTATTGCTTGGATATTTTTGGTATTAGTTGTTAGCGGATTTATGCTGTTAGTAGCATCTATATGGTTTAAGAAAGCGCATGCTAAAGGTAAAATTTATAACGCACCAAAAGATTATACAAGGCAACAAAAAATTAATAATGGTACTATTACACAACCAGTCATGACAACATGCAGGTTAAAAGTACAAAAAGTATTTAAAGATAAAATGGCTTGCGTATATGTAGGCGCACAAAGAACATATGAATTAGAGTTTACAGACATTCATATAGGATGCCCTCGCAAGTATAAATGTAAACTTAATCCCAATGGAAAAGAGCCTAGCATTGATCAGGTTATGGAAAGCTTGAGGAGTATAGCTAAATGAGCAAAAAACTTGAAAATAACAGTAAATACAATGAATATGACATTGACGGGGATGGTGTAGTTACTGATGAAGAGTTAGAGCATGCTAAGATGATGAAAGAGACAGAAACTCAATTAAGGAAACAGCTTGCTCAACTAAGGATGGCAAGATATACTTTAGTTGCAATGGGAGTATTTACAGTTGCAATGTTTATTATTGATATTGAAAGAGTAAAGGCTTTGTCAGATATTAGTAATTTGTTTTATTTAAGTGGGGCAGGTATTGTTGGAGCTTATATGGGTACAACAGCTTGGATGAATAAAAAGTAATGTCTAATTTAAAAAAACCACAAAGGAGCTTAAAAGCTTGGGGTAGACAGAAGTGGCGAACAAAAAGTGGTAAACCTAGTACACAGGGGCCAAAAGCAACAGGCGAGCGTTATTTGCCTGCGAAAGCAATTAAAGCTTTATCTTCCTCTGAATACGCCGCCACTACGGCTAAAAAGCGAAAAGCAATTAAGCGAGGAAAACAAGTGGCTAAACAGCCAACTAAGATTGCACGAAAGACGAAGTCTTATAGAAAGGTCACTTAAATGGCAGTAGTAGTACCAGATATACCAGATTTATTTGAAGAGGCTTATCAAAGAGCTGGATTAGAATTAAGAACAGGTAATGACCTAAGAAACGCCAGACGTAGTTTTAATATATTAACTATGGAATGGCAGAATAGAGGCCTGAATCTTTGGACTATAGAGGCAGGAACTCAAGCATTAACAGCTGGTACAGCAACATACACTCTTCCTGCAGATACCGTTGATGTAATAGAGCATCAAATTAGAACAGGAACTGGAACCAGTCAGACAGATACAAACTTAACGAGAGTTAGTGTTTCAACATATGCCAAGCAATCAGCAAAGAATACAACTGGTAAACCCACACAAATATTTATACAAAGACTTGCAGCTTCCACAACAGTAACCTTGTGGCCTGTTCCAGATAGCGCATCTACATATACTTTATCTTATTATAGAATTGCAGGAATTGATGGAATATCATCTGGTATAGATGGAACAACTACATCATTTGTGCCACCAAGATTTGTTCCTTGTCTAGTATCTGGACTTGCTTATTATATAGCTATGAAAAGACCAGAAGTTGCAAATAGAGTAACACCTCTTAAACAAGAATATGAATTTCAATTTGAATTAGCAGCAGGTGAAGATTCAGAAAGTGCATCTGCTAGATTTGTACCTTACGACACATTTTATGGAGCTTAACTATGGCAGACAATACAAAAAAAACAGTTAAAGATGGTAAAATTCTTACAGCAAAAGAAAAACGAAAGTTGGAATTTGAAAAAGCTAAGAAAAAGATTAATGATCCTAATTATAACGTAGCGTCAGGTGAAATACAAAAAAGTAAAAATAATCAGACAAATGTAAAAAAGAACATAAAAGATGCTAAAATAAGAAAGAAAGAACGTCTTGATAAAAATACAAAAATAGTAAACACAGGCAGACCCAATGAGAACAAAAGAGTTCTTAAAAAGGGAAATTTTGGCGAAGATATACAAAGCCTTATAGGATTAACTCCAGCAGGACTTTTAAGAAAAAAAGCTGTGAAAAATATTTTTAACATGTTTAAATCTAAAAAAACCTCTGGATCTAAAAATAAACCTAAAGAAATAGAAAGTCCTAAAAAAGTAAATGTTCCTGTTAAACCAAAAAATACTAATATAAAAAATCGTAGTACATCTTTAGTGAACAGACCAAACCAAAATAAAATATCTTCTAACAGAGGTCCTAATTCTCAACAGTTAGCAAATAGAGCAGTTGTTACATCTGGTTTAAGTGAGGTAATTAAACCTAAAAAATCTGTGGCTAACACAATAGAAAAGAAAAAGGAAAAGACAAAAAAGAATTTTGGTTTAGGTGGAACTGATCAAATTAAAAAACCTAGCGTTAAGCAGGGCCCATCAAAAGGTCCTCTTAAATCAAAGCCAGTAAAGAAAAAAAGCAGAAGCAATATATCTAATTCTTCATCTTATGATGCAGACTTTACTAGAAAAGGCTTAGAAAAAAGAGGCCTTAAAGCTAAAAACTTTATGTCACCTAAGAATTTTGCATCAACAACAAAAGAAAAAGAAAGAAAGATTGGTGTTGCAGGGAATTTCAATACTGGGGGGCCTTTAAAATCAGTTCCTGAAGGCAATAAAGGATTAGGTAAGTTACCTACACCAGTTCGTAATAAAATGGGTTATATGAAAAAAGGTGGCATTGTAAAGATGCGTGGTGGCGGAGCAGCTACTAGAGGAATGAATTTTAATAGAGGTCGTTAATTGTCGCAACTTATATGCAATCTTCCTGCAATTCATGTTTGGGTAAGAAGAGAGTACCTTAGAGATCATGAAGATGGTCATGGAGAGTTCGTTAAAGGTGTATGGGTTTCTTGTAAATCTATGCCGGGTAGAGCTTTCTATTTTGAAACCTACCTTCCTGATTATGGGGCCATGTTCGACAAGCTACCAATTAGTGCATTTGTTTCTGAACCAGAGACACCTAAAAAAGATTTAGAGCTTCATAACCTGCAGTTTTGGAATTGTATGGATTATGGCGTTGTATCTATACATAAACAATTTGTTAGCTCAATGATGTTTGAGGCATATACAAGAGATCAAGGCAAGCTAAAAGGAACTTATGTAGCAACTATAGATAATTATCATGCAGATATAAATACTATAGACTACAGCACAAGCGAAACACCTGCAGAACATAAGTCTCATAATATACTTGAACTAGAAAATGGGCAGTTTGGTATGTATCCTAATAACAGAATGAGAATATACGATAACAGCTTAACACCAGACAAGCCCTTGATGCCTGACTTCAAAGTGAGTACAATGGAATATCAAGTAGAAAATAATCCTAGTTTAAGCAGGTATGGTGATAGCGATGATTATTTTTACAAAAGTAAGGATGAAAAATAATGGCATATACTAGTGGAAAACATGCATTTGGTATCTGTGACAGAACAGGATTTAGATATGACATAAAAGACCTTGTATTTGAGGTCGAGAACGGCGTTAGAACGGGTCTAAGGGTAGGTTATGATGTTGTTGATAGAGATCACCCACAAAACTTCTTAGGTAGGCTTAAAATAGATGATACGCAGAGTTTGTTAGATGCAAGACCAGATAGATTAGAACCTGCTACAGAGCGTCTTTTATTGGTTGACCCATTCACAACAGCTGCAGCAGATAGTGGCAGTACAGTAATTACAGTTGTAGAAAAGAGTCACGGAAGAGCTACATCAGATAGAGTTAGATTTAGAAACTGTGTAGGATTTGATGGAATTACTCAAGCTAACTTTGAATTAGCTGTAGGATATGTTATAACTAAAACAACAGATGATGCATATACAATAAGTATTTCTGCATCTTCTACAACAGGTTCTGTTACTGGAGGAGGTGTATTTGTTACAGTTGGTCCAGTTTCTTTGGAGGCTTAAATGAGCTTTACGTTTGCACAATTAAAGACAGCAATACAAGATTACACTGATAATTCAGAATCATCATTTGTTTCTCATCTTTCTGATTTTATAAAAGCATCAGAAGAAAGAATATTTAAAAGTGTTGATCTAGAAATATTTAGAAAAAATGTTACCTCTGCTTTTACCTCTAGTGATAAGTTTTTAACAATTCCTGCTGATTATTTATCTACATTTTCTATGCAAATCACAACTGCAGGTAGCGAGGCTTTCCTTTTACAAAAAGATGTAAACTTTTTACAAGAAGCCTATAGTGGCTCTACATCTACAGCAACTCCAAGATATTATGCTCAATTTGACGAAGATAATTTTATAGTTGCCCCTACCCCAAACTCAAATTACGCAATAGAATTACACTATTATTATAGACCAACTAGCTTAACAGCAGGTGCAGATAGTGCTACAACATGGTTAAGTGAAAATGCACCATTTGCATTATTGTTTGGTGCATTAGTAGATGCGTACATTTTTATGAAAGGTGAGCCTGACCTAATACAGCAATACGAAAAAAGATTTATAGATCAATTAACAAGACTTAAAGATTATGGAGAAGCAAGAGAAAATACTGATGCTTATTCTGAAGGTCTACCAAAAGCACAAAGAACATAGGAGCTTAAAATGGCAACAGCAAATGCAGCAACCACCTTTTTAGAAAATAGACTTTTAAGTTTTATTTTTAAAAATAACGCAGCATCTTTTAGTACACCCGGTGACGGCATTTATGTAGGACTTGCAACGGCAGTGTCTAACTTTAATGATACTACAGGTGAAACAGATGCACCTACAATAACAGAAGCAACCTTTGGTGCTTATGCAAGGCAACAAGTTGCAGCATCAGGATGGACCTTAACTTCTGATACTACTGAAGCACAAACAATTAAAAATGCAGCAAATATAGAATTTCCAGCATCTACTGGTACAAGCAATGTAATAAGTCATGTGTTTGTAGCAACGCATGTAAGTGCTTCTTTGGATACAGAGGGGTCTGGTGGTAATGTTCTCTTTATAGGTGCTTTAGATGCTACTAAAACTATAGCCACTGGAGACATATTTAGAATTAATACAAACAATCTTACAATAGAGCTTAAATAATGGCATTAACAGTATCAGAT